GTCTTGGTCGGGATGTGCTTATAGATACCGAGTGTCATCGCCTCTCCCCTGAGTTTTTCGAATTGCATCCAGAAGTGATTCGAATGAGAATATTCATCGACGGTACAATGCGCGAGTTCGTGGAGTAATACATGGAATATTTCATTCACTGTTCCATCTATACAAAGACCAATTTCGTCACCCTTTCCTGTATTATACCCCACCGCGTATGATATTCTAGTATGAGCTACGATTGGGATTTCGTCGTATAGCATTTTAAAGTCTTCATTTTCCGAAGCTTTCAAATGCTCACGCAATAGCTTATATTTATGTTTTACTTCAATTAACCTAGTATCTTCTTTCGTGTACACAAATATCATCAGATTAATTATGAGTAACACGATGAGAAGTATCATTTTTATATACAAACATAAATTTGCTATATAATCTTGAAATCGGATTTCCAATGAGCCCTTCCCAATATTCCATAGAAAATCCCATGTTTTCTAAATGAGTCACGAGGAGGTCACGATGTGCCAGTGGCTCGGGTTTCGGGCCATCCGCGTAGTACGGTGTGTCCACCAAGTGTACATACAACTTTTCACCAAACCCTCCATCGCTGGTCCCCCTCAATTTGAAAAAGTTTCCATCCTCGTCGTTCAACGGTGTCCTGAATATAATTTGTTGAGAATCTGGTACGATTCCCATGAACACCCCTCCAGGTTTCAGACGTCTTCTTATTTCATGAAGTGTATGTGTGAATAATTCACGCGACTGAAATATGTAATGCAGAGAAAAGTTGTAACATACGACGTCATATTTCCGGTGTGGGCACGCGGATATGTCACCGTGATAAAAGTTGACGCGCTGCTTCATGTTTCTGGCGCGCAGCTTTGCCTCTTCGAGAGCACCATCATCCGGTTCGCACATACTTAAATTGACGCGCGCGTGGCGCCATTTTTGAAGATCTCCACCGAAACCACAACCCACGTCGAGCACGCTGTCTCCTTCGCGCACGAACCGCGTGATGAGCGCGCGCTTCTCTTCGTTGTGATATCTGCGAATATCTTCCATGATATGAGTATAACCAGAAACTTTAACTCACTTAAAGTTTACACACTCATAAAATGTATAAAATGTCTCTCGAACAAGATTACACCACCGTTCCTGGTCAACTCTTCGCGTGTCTGTCGGTCGTCGGACCCGAGGCACCTCAGAAAAACGATAAGTTTGGAATTAAGATTCGAGGCGCCTTCGCGACGCGTGAAGAGGCTGCGAACCACGCAAAACGCCTGCAGAAGGAGGATGCGACCTTTGACATTTATGTTGTTGACATGTACAAGTGGCTACTCATCCCCCCGGATCCCACGAAGATTGAAGACGCCCACTACACCAATGAGAAACTCGAAGAGCTCATGACTGGTTACAGAGAGAATCAGGCTCTGGCTGCCAAGATGTTCGAGGAGCGCAAGAGGGACATGATCGCCCCCAAGGTTGGAGGGGAGGCCATCTTTCATAAGCCCGGTGACGAAAACTCGAAGTTTTACAGTCGCCCCGACGAGCCTCCCATCAGTCACCCAGCGGAGATTCTCGAACGACTTCAGCGCGAGAAGCCCGATACTCCCATGGAGGATCTGGTCAAGGAGGCTGACGCCATCGTCGCAGCTGAGATCGAAGAGCGCCGCAAGCAGCGTGAGGCCGCAGCCACCATCCCCGAAGGTGACGAGGACGCGTAATTAAAACATGTACATTCATCACCTATTACCATTAGGCTTTGCCTCTGTAGCTCAGATGGTCAGAGCGTTGGTCTTGTAAACCATAGTATTAAAAAAAATAAACGTTTTTATTAATACTATGTTCATAGGGTATATATTTTTAGCGTTTGGTATATTGTTATCTCTTTATGTATTTTTTGCAAAGGATGAAATAATTAAAAATGAACCAACGGCAGGTGATGTCTTGTTAGATAATCTAAAAGATCCTCGTGTCACCAGTAGAGCGTATTTCACCGAACCGTCTACAGGCCCCATTGGAAGTTTCGTTGGATATTCACCCGTGTCTCAGGATGACTGGCTGCATAGTTTTACCCATGAAGAACCCCAAGATGAACGCAGCAAATATGACAAGATACGCAGTCTTATCTAAGTTTGTGAATATGTCGGACTTTGGTGTTTCTTGTGAAACTTGAGAGGAGGTAACACCATGTGTGGATGAGGGTAGTAATACTGCTGCTGTTGCTCTTGGTCATCCCTTAAAGGCTCTTCGTTCACAACTTGTGGATTATATTCAATGGGATTTCCTATTTCTGTATCCATATGTATAGTAGCAAATTATTTTTTTAAGCGTCTTCTTCCTCATCTTCATCATCATCGTCGTACACCACAAATCCCTTTAAATTACCATTTTCATCTTCATCTTCATCGTCTTCATCTTCATCTTCATCATCTGTTTCACAGAGATCTTCTGCGTCCGAGTCATCACTGTAGTCGTCGTCATCTTCATCGGAATAATCATCAATAACTTCCTCATCTGGCTCGAGGCGTTCGGGTTTCTTGGAAAGGCGCCCATAACGTGTAGTTACGGGGGTCATTAGTATTCCATATAGCATCTTCTCTTTTAAATGTATTTCGGTTTAAAATACGTATTCTGATTCATAGCCTCTTCGATTAGTATACGTTCAAAAGAAACAGCAATCTTTTGACCAAGTTCTGCGACTTCCTCCTGAACATCAGGGTCTATGGGAGACATGTAAAGTGGTAGTTCGTTGAGATGTCTGATCGCCNTGTGAAGAAACGCNTGCGCCTGATGAATATGACTCCGGTACTCACGAGCCATCTGTATATTCGTGTAAAACTGCATATACGAATCCTCGTGAATACCGGAATACTTGTGCGTTTCCTTCACCAATGTGTCAATGATATCGGTGTTTATTTGGACCATTTTTATCTTTGATAAGATGTATGCACATATAGATATGATTATGATTGTTATCATTCTATTATAATAGCTTTACAATTTTTTCATTAAGTTTATGTTCGCGCGTTTTACACGAACAGTTTTGTTTAATGATGGCATCTTTTTTCTTGATGACAAAGGGTACATTCTTCTTTTTACACTCCTCGCATGTGAGTGATGTATGAACAGTACACTGCTTACCCTTTGTGGTGAGACTTTGTATTTTCACNTCGGTACTGTCCGGAATCATCCATCTATGTATGAACGTGTGTANCAAAGCCATGGGGTCGAGAGGTGTGGCGGTGGATTCGGGTTTAGGTGATGTTCTAAAAATTGGTTTGTTGTATCCTCGGGGGTACATGGCTTTGTATATTTTTTCAGGGAGTACGTGGGATCTACCGTAAAAGTCTTTGCAAAAACCGCGNCGTCTACCCTTCATGGTCTCACACCTACAAAAACATTTCTGTGTGATATTGTCACCCTCGATGAGAAACCACACGTGATTGGATGCATGATTCCTTTCGATATTTTCACAGTACCTNGAGTTTGTGGATACCAAAAATATGTTATCGTGTGTATATATTTTCGTCACAACAGATGAACTCTGTCCATCCATATTTTTTCTAATAAACGCTTCAATTTCATTTTGAACTTCGAGATTCCCAAAAATATTCTTCGTCTCTTGAATGGTGAAGGAACCTTCCTCTCTCTTAGACCCCTCTATGACTGCATGTTCCATAGATTCCGTGCGTAGGGTAGCCATGTGCATGACTTCGACGCTAGGTTCACGGTCGTAAATGTGTTCTAGTTTCCCAGTATACATGAGAACCGGTATGTATTGCCCTTGTGTGACTTTCCCCTTGTCACACCCTTCACACCCCGAACCACCACACGCATCATGCTTCGCCTTTTTGTATGACCACGGCATACGAAATCCACTTCCCTTGGCATTCTTCTTTCCCCCTCCATATACAGAGGTATCTACGATGTCNCCCCAATTTTTAGACGGAAACAACACATTCAATGCAGATACTATATGAGAATGAAGCGCCATGGCAGACCCNTGGTCCACCACAAATCCCGACCAGTTCATGTGGATACCGTGTTTAATGAGGTCACCACACTTTTTGGGTTCAGCGACGGATATGAGCGCATGTTTGTCTGTGAATGTCGATACACGATCGCATATGGTTCTGCACACCTCTTCGAGCCTATCGAATGATAATTCTTCGGTATCCTTATAATCGAGGTCAACAAAGAAGTGAAACTTTTCAGTCTTTTGTTCCACCACGTAAATCTTCTCCCCTTTTTTGACTGCTTCTATGTAGACGTTATAAAAGTCATTCAATCTATCAAACGGTACTGATAATATACCACCATCCATGAGTACGTGTGATAGATTGGGGCCNCCATGACAAAATCCTTGTTGTTTGCACCAACGTTTAAACATAAACTTACCTCGCGTTATTTTTTTAATATTCTTCTTCGTGCCAAATGGAGCTACGACACGACACATCCCTAAACTCTTCTTGAACGGCTGACATTTCCTTTTTCAATACCAAAAGCTCATATACAGTCTTATCCTTATGATCCTCGACCCACGCTGACGCCTTTTCCTCCGTGTATTCTTTACGGTCCATCAATATGTTTTTTAACTGCATTAAAATATAATTCTTGGACTTCATTATTTAATAGCGAATGTTTTTCTATTAAGGGAAGTCACGCATGCATAAAACTCTGGGTTCCTTACCACATTGTGCACTATTCTATCCCACTGATTACGTGCATTAAACTCTGATAAAGTGTCGAAACTCATATAGTCATTCTCGTCGTACGTGCGCTTCAGGTGTATCTTCTTGGTGTGCATCTTATACTTCTCCTCGTTGAATTGTTTCACGAGATTTATCTGTTCGACACGCGAATAATTAACGAAAAAAATGAAAACAGTATACTCCAAATCCACATTCGGGCTCTCCTTGACTGTAAATGAAAAACTCGTGTACTCTCCTCTCTTGAGTGAGACCACACCTCTGGTCTCCTCTTCCAATTCCCTGAGGGCACATCGGAGGGGATAAAAAATCTCTCGGCGTCTGCACCCTCCCGTCACAAATATCCATTCTTTAAATCGTTTGTCTCTCACTGTGAGGAATCTCGGAGTTCCTCCCGTGAATGTTACTGGTATAGCTATAGCTTTGTGTTTCTTCATTGCTCATGGCAATTCTATAATTCGTGAATATGTTTATTCACTGGATTCCGTCTCAGCGGGGGGAGCCGTCGAAGTCTTCTTTCGTGTCGACATCGCCTTTTGAACCGGGGTCGGCTGCGGCAGTGGCTGCGGCTGTGGCGGCGGCTGCATGGGAGGCTCCGTCTCTTTCTGATCTGCGAGTGCGATGGTAAAATCCTCCCTGATCTTCTTCAGCTCCCTATAAAGGTACGCCGTCGCTGCGATGCACATGATGACGGCGGCGATAGTAGCAGTATCACGGTCAAACGTAAACATTATATACTATTATTGAATCTTGTTTTTAAGTAGATATTATGCTACCCATGTGTGTTTTATCTGGTCTTGGGCACTGATATCCTTTCTTAGCAAATTGAACTTCCTGGTAATGTCCCTCCTTACAGGGAGCGTTGGGGAGTTCGACGTACTTGTTTAACGTACCAGACTTTGGGTCGTACGTGATGAGAAATATAAAGGCGGCGAGGAAAAGAAAGGTCCACATGTTAATATTACTATTGAAAATTAATCATTAGGATGGGTGTGATACGACTAGTTCGAATACATAAGCCCACCCAT